CTCATCTTCCTTGTCCTCTATAGGTTTTTTTATAATGTTTTGACTGTTTGTGATTACTATGCTTAGTTTTAGCATGTACTCCTGGACGTGAAACACTTACGTCACTTTTATTAAAATCAAATGCACTAATTTTTCTTGCCATAACTTATTTTTTTACGGGTATATATCCGAGACGCTTTGCTTGTTCAAGGCCTCTATTTTTTGCTTTTTTTCCTTTTCCTCTAAAAGCTCGGGGCGTAGCATAAGCTTCGCTCCCACCAGTGCTAATAGTAGTACCAGTACCGGTAGTATTTGCTTCATCGATTTCAGTCTTGATGAGTTCACGGATAAGGGCTTTAAGTTCATCTATTTTCATTAATCTAAGGATTTTAATTCATTAATTAATTCATAATAATTTAAGAGATTAATAACATTATCATCATGAACAGAAGATTTTTTGCATAAAGGTTTAATTAAATTTTTTACCTCTGTAAGTTTTATTTTAGTAACTTGATCAGTATTTTCAGATAAAGTCTCTAATTCAGCCCTAACAGTATTAATTTCTTTATTAATGAATTTTTTTAGTTTGGGGCTGTTAGATACATTATAAACATATTCTTTTAAAAGGATACGTTGGTTATCTTTTAATTTTGAGTATTTATCATTAAACTTTTCCATTAACATTTTATATGTTAATGCTCTAGTTTCTTTATCAAATTTTTCATATTCCTCCATAACAATTTCCTTTTTAGGTTTGTTAAGGAGATTTTTATTAGTAATATGTTCTAATATAGCCACCTTAGAATCCACAATGGACATAGGGTTAGCGTTTTTATTTTCTAATAAATTAAAAACACTAGCATATATTTTATAGTTAGGGATTTTAGCTTTAAAAAAATCTTCTATATTATATGTATCTTTTATTTCTCTAACCAAATTATATCTTTCCCTTCTTAAGGCAGATTTATTTAATTTATTGTGGGCATTTATCAAGGTTTCGATTAATACAGTAGCATTAGCTTCTTTATCGTATCTTTTATTTAATAAAGCATGATAAATTTGATACTCTTTTAAAAGAGTACTATTTTGGTTAAAAAACTTTTTTAAGATACCTACAGCCTTTGGAGAATTATTTGATATAGTTTCAGACGTAATTTGTCTAGTTAACAATTCAAATAGTATTCCAGTATTTTTGTACTTGGAGTGCTTAGGTTTCATGCAATAAATATATTTATTCTTATATAAATATGTAAAAAATATTAAAGAGTTATTCTTTTATAATATTTTCTTCACTTAACATAGAAGGTGAATCTTCTTCGGATAATAGTTCTTTTCCTTTCATTCTAGATAAAGATAATCTTTTTAAAATTCTATTATTCTCTTCAAGAGCTAGTGGGGAAATATTATTGGTTTTATTAGGACTATCGTCCCCTACGGCTGCTAAACCAGATTTGCCTAGTGGATCTCTACTAAAATTACTTTGGTCAGTACCAAAATCACTTAATTTAGTTTTTGGTCTACCAGGTTCATTTTCATCATACCCATCGGGAACATCTTTAACTGCTTTATCTCTTTTCGTTGAATATAAGTTTGCTAAGTCATGTGGTGTACCATATGATTCCCCAGTTTCTACTGGATCGTTACCTTCGTTTTCTATTTGATTTAAACGGAATATACGAGCAGCATCATCTAAAGATCTATTTTTTTCGTGTTCCATTTCCATGTCTGAAAGGTTAAAAATATTTTTATATACAAAATCCGAAGATAATACTTTTTTATCAGCGATTGAGTTAGCTAATTCTACTTTAGATTTATATAATTCGGTTTTTTCTTGTTCAAATACAATTGAAGGGCCTGTAAGAGATAATTCAAAATCTACTAAATCAGCATCTGTAAAGCCTTGAGTATATAAATGAACTAAAGCTATTTTTTGGAGCTCAGATACAATAGTTCTTTGTAAACGCTCAATAGTACGGGCAAAACGAATATCCATAGCAGCTAATGTTGATTTGCCTTCAAGGTTTTCATCATACCCTAAAAATGCTTTCGGAATCTTAAGGGCGGCCAACATTCGATTTTTTAAGTACTCAATATCAGTTGTACCATCGTAATCAAGTCCTTTTGTAGTTTCAATTTTAGTAGATGCATCATTACCTCTAACTGGGATATAAAAATCCTCAGTCATGTTTTGAATATTAAATTTCAAATTGTAGTCGCCAGTGTTTTGATCCACATATGGGGTCTTTTTCATTTTAGCAACTGTACGCTCCATAAATTGGTCGATTTCATTTGGTGGAATACCTCCCACATTCATATAGAATATTCTTTTTTCTGGTGCTCGCATAATTCTATGAATAAGCATCGCGTCCTCCATTAATATTAGCTGTTTAAATACCTTACGAGCGGGCTCAAGATATGAACGTCCATAAGGAAGATAGTTAGCGTCTGCTAGTAATCTAAAGTGGGCAACTTCATAATTTTCAAGTTTCATTTGGTCACTTCTTCTAGCACTATAGGTTTGGCTTTGAGATAAACCGTTAGGATCTAATACAAACTGAACATAAGAAGGGTTTTCGGGATCCATACCTTCTTCTCTTACTACTTGATATACAGAAAGTGGCAATACATTATATACACCAAATTTTTCTGAAATCTGTAAGTGTAAATAGAAATCACCATATTTACACATCTGACGAACCCATGATGGTAAATTAAATTCTATGTTTAATACATCATAAAATAAGTTATGCAGTACTCTTTTAACGTTTTCATTAGATGATTTAATTGTTAAAACGTCACCATATTCATTTTTAAGGGTTGCCTCTTCTGAGATAATATCAAGTGCGGGAGCAATTAATGAATCATAATCCATAGCTTCATAATCACTATACAACTGAAGTCGCATAGAGGAATAATTAAGTGTTGGATTATATTGTAAAGATGACCCTACAGGTCTATGTAACCTAGTAAACCTATCATAAAGTGAATTAGATTCTAAATTCCCATATTTTTGAATACGATCAGTATCCATAATTTTAAGGGAATCTCCTCCAACGTTTCTTATAATAACGTCATTAGAAAATAATCTCCTTAATCGTGTAAATAAGCTAGTATCTGCCATATTCTTAATTTATTATATGTGTATAAATATCTAATCTAAAAGCCAAGATAAATCTTCATCTTTTCCCCCTATTTTCATTCTATACGCATTTTTAGGGTCATTTATCTTATTAGTACTAAAAAATGGGTTGTAATTTGCTTTGCTTGTATTTGCAAGCATTGCTCTAGTTAAGTCAACCCCGTGCTGAGCGAATTTAAGCGCAGTATCTCGCACGTAACATGCGGTAGCTATGGACATAATTAGGTCATCATTATACCCTGTTTGGGCTTCTGGTCTACCATTTTTCCATACAAATGTTCTTAATTCATCCAATGTACGTCTTGATTGGATTTGTATGCTTTGTTCTTTAACATATGCATCTAATTTAGCAATTGTTAAAGGTCTTGTTCTAAGTGACATAGTAAAACCAGGTACCATTTTAGATTTATCTATTAAATCATATCCTTTAGCAATATATGCTTCAGCATCACGAGTGAATTTTTCGTCTTTAGGACTGTAATATAGGTTTTCATAACCCATATCAATCACTTCTTGAATTGCAGCCCAACCAATGTTTGCATTTTCTATAACAAGTAGAGCTTTGTTATATTCTGTTGCTATATTGTATAATATTCGACCAAAGTCTTTAGTTGGTACTTGTTCTTTAAATTCAGCTACCTGAGTACAGTTTTCTATATCAATAATATGAAATGCCGAATAGTCTTTAGAGTCACCTCTTGCTACGTCAGCTACAACCATATATTGTCTTGAGTAATCGGGATATTCCCAAACCCATAAACTTTGATTTATACCACGTTTTTCAAGGGGGTCTTTTAACATTGTAGCTTCAATATGGTTTAGTACTTCGGGGGGAAATACAGTATCACCAGAGGTTGTAAAGTCACAGTCACATTCTTGGGCCGCCATTCTATCCCCTAATTCATCATCTTGCTTATCTCTCCACTCTTGGTTTCGTTCTGGGTGTACAGTCCACGGTAATCTAATAGGTGTAAAACCACTAGTACCATCTTGTGCTTTAGTCCATTGTCTGTGAAACCAGTTACCAGTACCATTAGGTGTAGATAATATAATTGCTCTACCACCAGTTGCAAGTGTTTGTTGTGCTGAACCCCAAATTTCCTCAATCCTATTCTCTTCAATAAATGCCGCCTCATCA